AAATCTCCAGCCACAATCCTATCTTCACCGAATTGTGTCAAATAGCGATAAATATCGCCCCATTCAACACTTTGGGCTACTGTGCCAGGAGCGGCTTCAAATGCAAATTTATTATTTTGCAATAACCTCACAAGTGGCAAATAATATTTGCGAACAACGTGAGAAAAATCACAAGGTGCTCCAGTAAAAACACGAGTCTTGCCAATTTCGGCTTTAGCGTGTGTAACAGGCTCATCTTTTAAATGAGCACAAAAAACTGGATGAGAACGATATCCTTGTTTCAAAGTATCTTCAAGATCACGAATACGTTCTTTAATTTCTTCTGAATATTCTACTGGATTAGGAGCTTGATCACATGGAATTCCAGGTGATAAGAAATGTTTCTTGCTCTTTTTCCAGGGATTTCCAGCACTGGTAGCTCTATTGATAGAATCAACATAAGCAACACCAGCAGCACCATTAAGAGCTGTGAAATCATCATAAGGATGTAATTCATCAATCTCCTCTTGTGGAACCTTTGCTAAAATATCCTGTAAATAAGATTGCTTCACAATATCGATGATATCTTTCCTGAAATTTTCAGGTTTCTTCACCATTTTGGTCAAAGCAATATTTTTAGGACGCCAAGTTTTAAGATCAGGTTTAGTATGAGTCACAGGGTACTCAGTCTGATCTAAATGCTCAGCAATAGGTGAAACATCTACTCGAGATTTCATATTAGAACGCGAATCTTGAAATGAACCGTAAACTTCAGCTGTACCTTCACTAATAAAAGTAACAGGTGCTTTAGGATGAAGTTCAAATAAAGTTCGCTCAGCAGAAGGAGCAGAGATTTCAGGCGAACCCTGAATAGGACCGTGGTTTGTAAATACCAAATCTTTGGAAATTGGTGTAGCTAATGCTAGTGTATCACCAGGTTTTCCAGCAACATGAACACCGACAATTTGTGGTCCTTGAGGTCCCAAGTGGACATAAATCTTACCACAATCACCAACAGTGGTTGGTTCTTCGACATGATTTTTCCAAACTTTATTTAAATTAGGAAGTAATGTTTTATGAATAGTGGTATCAATTTCCATCTTATCTACAGCTAACATCTTCCCTCCCATATGGGAAAGAAGAGCACCAGGTGCAGGAGCTGAAAAAACCTCATGAGGTAAATACGGAGTAATATCACGAACAGGTGGAAGACAATCCAGTTGAACAATACAAAGATCCCTATCAGGATAACGTTCAATCTGTGATTCTTCAACCCAAAATCTGCGAGTCGAATTGAC